GGCAGTTAGATAAGATGACTAATGCACAAATCTTGCAAGTGCATAACACAAAAAACAAGATTACCCGAATTATAATGGAAAGTGCCTTTGTATTTAACAACTTCCACTTTATTGAAAACAATACACAAGAGTACTACCAATTTGTTCAAAACATAGAAACTTTTAGTAAAGAAGGTAAAAATAAGAATGATGATGCACCTGACTGCATTGCAGGACTATCAATGTTTATCAAAGGATTATTTTCACATAAGTTTAAAGATTATTAAATTAGAGAACTAAAAAGAAAAATGTATCAGAATACTGCCTTAATTAAGCTACAAATAGAATCATATACAAAGCTATTATCTAAAAAAAACACAGTTGATAATTACCAAGTATTTACTTATCGCAATCAATTAAGAGATTTATGTAAAAATGATGAAAAGGCAAAAAATTACTTAGAGCAAGTAATAAAAGAAACTGAAACATCATTGCATAATATTTTGAATTTCTATCCTCATAACTAATTGATTTACAAAAAGTTGTAACAAAGTTATTGTTTTCTTTGATTTATAGAAATTAAATTTATATATTTATATATAGTTAATAATTAAAGCAGAAGAAAATGGTAAAGCAAGAAAGATTTTTAGAGATTAAAAGAAGAGCAATAGAAGGAGAAATGGTAGATTGTTCATTAGATTGGGATAGCGAAATTTTAGTTTGGTCGCATATAAAGTGGGGTCATAGAGTTTTCAATTTAGAAATTGACGGAGCAGTTGTTAAAAGCACAAAAACATGGCTACCAATAGAAAAGAAATTAGGACAATTATTAGAAGAAAGTTAATTATAAAACTACAAGAAACAAAATAACTAACAAAACATAACAAAGCATGACAAGAATTAATGTAGGAGTTTTGCCCTCAGAATTGCACAACAAACATTTATTAGCAGAGCATCGAGAAATCAAGCGTATTCCTAACGCTATCGCTAAAGGCAAGTATAATTTAGACAATATACCCGATAAGTTTACATTAGGTACAGGACACGTTAAGTTTTTTTACAATAAGCTATTATACCTGCATTTCAGATACCTTGATTTGTATTCAGAATGTGTTAAACGTGGATTTAATGTTACTTGTTACAATTCATGCTTTTTCCATATGCCTGACGAATTATACAATGACTATAATCCAACAAAGCAGGATAGGCAAATTATTTTAGACCGAATTGCAGAAAGAATAGAAAACTCAAAAGTAATGTAGTTTTTTTTTGCTTTAAGGTAAATATAACTTAAATTTATAGAAACAAAAAACATAACAATAATGCAGAAGTTAAAACAAATTTTAGTAGATAGAGATGGATATACGCATAAAGAAGCAATCCAAGAAATTAAACAAATGATGCAACGAGTAAGGGAAGGAGAAAGTCCTGAAGAAATACTTTATGAAATAGGACTTGAACCCGATTATGTATTTGAACTTTTATAGTAGAAAATGGAAAACATTAAGAGATTAGAGCAGGTGCCTTTGGAGCTTTTACGAGCTAAAAATGTTTCATATATTGTTATTGACGGAATGCGTTTAGAAAAAAAGATGATGATTGGCAAAGCTAAACGTGAAGCATTAGAAATACTTCAATATGAGCAGTTTTTAAGTATTGAAGGTATTGAGTATTTAAAAATAATAATCAAATTATAACTATGGAAGATTATATTGAAGTAGAATGCGATGAGTGTGACGGGGAAGGATATTACGATGAATTAGAATATTGTTTCAAGCCAATGTCAGAATGTTGTGGTGGTTGCTATAAAGAAGTAGAATGCGAGAAGTGCAACGGTAGTGGGTATATTGAACAAGAACAAGAATAAAGATATAAAGAATGGAAAATTTTATAGTGCATGGTATTTACACTGTATCCAATGCAGGAGGATATGAAATTATGTTTAGTGATTGCGGAGAAATGGCAAAGGTTAAAGATTGTTATGGTAATGATATTCCTGCTATTTCAGATTGGTTAATAATAGGTCTTGTTTATAACAAAGAAGAAGAAAATTGGATACCTGTTATAGACCCATTAGGTTATAACATACCCTTAAATTTAGTTATAAGGTTTACTTGATTAATAGAAATTAAATTTATATATTTAGATATAAAACATAACATTATGCAAGAGATAACGAAAACACAAAAAGCAATCAATTATTGGTTAGCAGGAGAAAAGTTAAAAGCGTTTGCAATCTTTAAGACTTTTAAATTAGGTTTAACAAAAGACGAAAAACGAACATTAGAAATAGCTCATGAAATGCTTTTAGGTAGAAAATCGTTTTATAAACAATTAGGTTTAGATACTCAAATTATTTTAGTACAAGCTAACTCAATAGTTAGAGATTATATTGATACTTATGGAAAAGATTAAATTAAACATTTACTATATATGGTTCTTATGCTTAATGTTAAGCATAGTAGTTAAGAACAAAATTCAACAAATGTTAAACAAATGTTGAACAAAAATTAACAAAATTCAACAAAGGAAAGGAAAGGAAAGGAAAAGAAAATGAAGTATATTAATTGCAGAACAAGTGAAGGTATAGAAACTCTTAGTTGCATAGATAGAAAAGAGTTTAAAAGAAAAACAGACTATTTGAAAGAGATAGTCAAGCAAGTTTTTTGTTATCGGCAATCGGGCCATGATGCGTATGTTAGTCAAAGAGCAACTAAAGATTGGTACCAAAGATGAAGTTTACAAAAAAACATACGCCTTGGAATAAAGGCAAAAAAGGAATCCATTTATCAGAAAAAAGTGAATTCAAGTCAGGAGAAAACCATTCGGGTAAAAATCATCCAAGTTGGAAAGGTGGAGTACAAAGTAACAAAAATGATTGTACTTATGTATGGAAAGATACAAACACAAGGCTAAGACGACCAAGAGCAATATACGAAAGTTATTACGGGGAAATACCAAAAGGTTATGTTATTAGACATTTAGACGGAAATAAGGATAACGACAATATACAAAACCTTGTAGCAATAAGCAGAGCGGAAAACATGAAATTAAATAACAAAAAATGAAAAGACCACCGCACAAAAAAGTAAATTTAAGGGTAGAGGATATTTTGTTAATGATACAACATTACGAATATCTTAAATTTCATGGTGTAGATAAATTACATTGCGATAGAGTATTAAGGCAATTAAAAAAGAAAATTTATTTACAACCCAAGCAATGACCTTTTCTCATCTTCATCTAACTCAACTCCTGCGTTAATAATCTTATTAACAGCATCAGCACGTAAATTCATTGCACTTGCTTCAGCATTCTTATCATCTTGTAAAACAGGAATATGACTAAAATCAGGCTTGATATATACACCTTCATCATATAAGCCTAATTGTTGCGACATTGTTTGATACATTTGATTAGTTTCAGGTATAATAGTATCTTGATAACTCATTCTCATACCTTCTTTAACATTAGAAAATGTAGAACCTTTTGCTTGACTAAATAAGTAATAGGATAATCCATAGGCATCAATGATAGCCATTTTATCTTCTGTTAATTCTTCAAACAATAATAAATCTTTAGTAGGATAACTCATTGGAGTCCAATTAACATCTGCTTCAGTCATTACAAGCTTATCTTTACTTCTCCTTAACCAATCTCTTTGAATTTCTTCTCTTTCTTCAGGTGTCATTGGTAATGAACCACCCATGTCTGACTTCTTGCTTGAAAGTATTCCTATCGCACCCATATTCTCTAATATAACATTACGCTTATTGTACTGTGACATTATGTTACTTAAAGGATATTTCAAAGTATCAATTCTATTTACAGGATTAAGCAGATTGATACCGTCAGGAGTATTTAGGTAAATCATATCTTGGACTTCAATATTTTCTTTCTTTTTAGTATCGTACCAAAATTGAAACTCTTGAATTAATCCGCTTGTTTCTAATTGGTCAAGGTATTTACCTGTTCCAACAATTTTAATCTTATTACTTGGCAAAGGAACAAGCAAGTTTCTTACATCAAAAGACCTTACAGGACAATATGCGAAAGAATTATTAAACAATCCATCATTAACTGCAAGACTATAAATAACATCAGACCATGATTGAGTAGGGTTTGGTTGATTAATTAAATCCAACATCCAATGATTCTCAACAGGGTTACCTTCTAAATCGCAAAGCAATGGAGTACCTGAAGCCATCATT